TCACCAAGGTAATCATTACGAGGTTTGGAATTGATAAGTGGACTACCAAAACGAATAAACCCTACAATCTTATCTGTGTTTGTTTCTTTTACGATATACTTTGCAGTCTTGCCTGGATTTTCGTCTGGACTAAATGAAGCGGTCATTTCTAGAAGCGTATTAAAGGTTTTAGGTTGCATCTGAATAATAGAAAAGTTCATATCCTCTGGATGCATATCAAAGTCTTGAAACAGGTCATCTTCTAAACCCATGCCGGGTAGAGCTACTGGAATATTTTTTACACGTTCAATCTTTCTTGCACGAAAATAATCATCAATACGATTGAAGTCCTCAAAGTACTTCATCACTTTTGTTGCAGCATAGATTGCATCCTGACGCTCAAGAATTAAATTGGAGCGGGCAGAGGGAATCGAACCCCCATCATCAGATTGGAAATCTGAGGTAATACCATTATACGATGCCCGCATTAAAAGAAATCCTCTAATGTACCAAAATCATGTGTAACTTCATCAATCAAACTTCGTAAATCTGTAGTTGCATTTTCAATAAAAGTTTTTTGAGAGAGTTCAGTAATTTTTTCATAGTGACCACTTGCAAGTGCAGAATGTGGTCTTGCCAATTTGTGATATTTTTTAGCAAGCATATGATAATACTCACCATTCCACGTTTTTAGAGTAAAAATATCAGCAATTTTTTCTTGTGCGGGGGTAATCTCATACTTATTTCCTTTATTCCTGTACTTTTCTTCAATTCTTACACTTGTGCCACGACAGTTTTCCATAATGTAATCATAACCTTTATTATTATAGGTCATCTGTCTAGCCTCTGGATATACTTCATGAAGAGTTTCCCAATCATTTCTTATTTCAGGTTGTGCATAATATTGTTTCATTTTAAAAGAAATCCTCTAAAGTGCCTTGAGAACCATAACTACCGTCAATAGCCCACTTAATTTTGTCCGTAATAAATTTCAACGGTTCAATAAAACTTTTTTCATATTGTAAATTATAGTCTATAAACTTATGTAAGTCAAGTTCCTTTGGCATTTTTGTTATAAACGAAAATGCACTGGACTGATATGCATTTGGTTCTTTAAGGTATAACCAGCTTATTTTCTCACCTTCTAGTATGTAAGGGTATTTGTTGGATAATTTGTTTTTAGCGACCAAATGATTATATAATATTGCTCCCTTAACATGAATGGGGGCTCTGGATTTAAAGAAACCATATTGAATTGTTTCACCACTTTCAATATTATAGGTATTCTGTGCGTTATCTGTGTACTTTTCAACACCATTTACTGATCTTGGATATGCTATTTCTTCTGGGGGGAGGGTCATAAATTCTTCTCTAAATTCCCGTATAAAGGTATTTAGCGTTTTCTCATCACCATTCATTATGATCTTGAGCGCCTCTTTAAGTTTATCTCGGCATGGCGCAGGAGTCGAACTCTTAACCGCTTCGATGCCCATAATTTTTAATTTGGGTTTTTTGTATCGAACACCTTCGTTATCGTAAACATTGAGAATATATCGTTTCTTTGCCGTCCAGATTCCTTTGTCTGCAATAACCTCTCGGCCCATTATCATTTTTTGGTCATATGCTTTAACCAATTTAGCAAGGGCTTGATAAGACTTGTCAATAAATGGTTCCAACTTATCAGTTGCCACTTTATCCAAGAATTTGACCACCTTAATAATCTCTGGTGATTCCCCAAACACCTTACTAACCAATTTGTCAAAAGTGAGATAAACTGAATCCGTGTCGGAAGCAATAACATAATCTTCTTTATCAGTTTCAAGAATTTTGTTAAGATATATGTTAAGATCTCTTTCAATCCATCGTATAGCCAACTGGCCGCTAGTTGTAATCGCTTCAGCGTTTCGCAAATCAAAATACCTAAACCAATGATTCCCAATAGCACCATACGCCGAGTTAAGAGATATCTTCTTCGCCATCTGGATATTGTTGTATCTTGAAATAACCTTGAGTAAAGACTTGTCCTTCGTGTTCTCATATTCTTGTTCAGCTTCCAATAATAGTTTTTTATATTTAACTCTATCATTATAAATTGTCTCCATTAATTCTGGCAGAAACCCCCTCTTATCTTTTCTAAAAAATGCACCATTTGGAGCCATGCAATACTCTGTATTATTTTTAACCTTACCGTCTAAAATTTTATTCACCATATCCCCAGAGGATTTTTCCTTTGATGGAATAAGAGTTTCTGGTGAAATATTATACTGCATTATCAGGTGTGGATATAGACTATTTAAATCAAATGACATTACCCATTTATGTATACCAATTTGAGGTTCTTTAACATAAGCACCCTCATATTTTTCAACCTTTTTTCTTTGTTTCTTGGGTGGTATGACAATCTTTTTCTTACAAAGATGGTTGTAGATGATTATGTCCCAAAATCTCACAGTTCCAAGGACATCTGTAAAGTTCACCTTGGCTTCATATGCCATCGTAAGACACAGCTCAATCAGTTTCATCTTATCTTCTAATTTATCAACCAGCTCCACATCGTTAATGTTGTATTCGATAAATGATTGATAATCTTTAGTATACCATTCACGAAACGTATCATAGGGATTTCCTGATTTACGTTCACCCAATTCCACGAATGCAATATGGTCAAGAGTATATCGTTCCTGATTAGTGTATGTGAACTTACGATATAAATCAAAATAATCTAATGCAGCAATACCGTCTAATGTATATACCTGATGCGTTCTACCCATCTGATACACTTCTCTGGAAAATATATTTTTCCAAGGAGACAGACGCTTAACTTGATCCTCCCCCTCATCAAAAATATTTATAATACGGTTACAAAGATAAGGAATATCAAAAAACTCTGTATTCCAGCCCGTAATAATATCTGGTATGTGTGTTTCCCAAAAACCCAAAAATTTCTCTAATAAATCCTTTTCGTTTTTACATTTTATATAAGTTACATCGTCTCGATAGTTATGAAAATCATTAACACCCCAGACAACAATTCGTTTGGATTGGTGATTCTTAACCGTGATTGCCAAAATAGGTTCAATAGCATCTTCTGGTTTAGGAAATCCATTTTCACACTCAACCTCAATGTCAATAGTCACCATTAACATTTTATCCAAGGACCATTCTATTTGATTTGGAAATTCATCAGAAATCCAGCAATAAGGATATTGAGTATTACCAAAAACAATAGCCTGACTTTCTCTTTCAGAAAACCATTTTTTTGCGTCTTTAATACAATCAAATTTGTGGGGTTTGACATTTTGGCCGTCAAGGGTTTTATAGCCCGTTTCCTTTAGGCCGGGTATTAAATCAAACAATGTAGGTTGATATTTAACTCTACGAGTTGTGCGTTCCCCATCCTTGACTTCACGGACAAGAATAGTGTTACCATACTGTAATACATTAGTGTAAAAGTTCATATAAAGATTATATCAGGTTTCCGTAGATTTGTCAAGAGGTAAAAACATATTCTTTTGCAGGATTAATAGTTAAGTTTGCTTGAATTAAAAAGTCTCTGTTCATAAGAAGTGTAGATTTATCTGATCTGTCATCTATCGTAAAGGGCAGTCCTTTATACATATTACCATTAAATTCTAAATCTAATTTAATCTTCGGCCGATCCTCTTCACCGCTACCTGTAATAGTTTTATAGTCTCCCAGATAACTTGTAGTTAGAGTTTTACCATTTAGTTTAAAGGATAAGGTCTTGCCACTTATATCATAGGAATCTGCATGAATAACAGAGTTTTCAGCAGAATTTCCTGTATCCATTGTTCCAACCATTTCCCCCAGAACCTTATGTTTAAATTTTTCATATACACCACTAGATTTGCTACTTTTTACCCACAGATTACGGTCCATATACATTTTCAATATTTCTTTTGTAATACTACGATTTTGGCCCTTGATTAGTGGCTTTACAGCTGCCTTAGATAATACTGCCTCAATACCCATCAAGCCTGGGGTAGAGTTAACTTCAATAAAATAAGGACTTTCCTTATCTCTATTTTTTGTTGGAATAAAGTCTACACCAACAACAGCACCATTTACTACTTCTGATGCTCTTAAAGATTCTTTTGCTTCTATGTCTGTAAGTTCATAAGATTGTGGTTCTGATCCTTGAGACACATTACTTCTAAAATCTTCATTAACAATTGGTCTTTTAATTGCACCTAAAATTTTACCTCCAGCAATTATAACACGAACATCATAGTCTGTTTTTATATATTCTTGAATAATAATATCAACAAATTCATCTTCTCTATGTAAAAGTTGAACAACACTATGAAGTGATTTTAAATTTTCTATCCAGATAACACCAACACCTCTAGACCCAACAGCAGTCTTGAGTATCATTGGAAACTTATTATCTAATCGATTAACCGCATCTTCAGCACCTTCTGCATGTCGAATTAAGGCTGTGTTGGGAGTACGAATATTATTCTGTTGAAATATTATTTGATTATGCCATTTGTCATTGCATATATCGTGACAACTAATAGGATTAATAAGAGTATAACCTTGATGTTCTAAATTTAAACAAGTAGTTCGCCATGATAAATTACCAGTTTTAACAGTAGAACCAACACCTCTAGCCATTATTAAAGTGTTTTTGGGATTTATAAGAAACGGTTTATCATATTTTACTTCATCTTTCATATCAGGTATTTGTGCTTGTCCCTTTTCATTTACGGGAAATGAGTATACAAGTTGGTCATTTCCCTTGTCTTCCATATACATACCAGAAAATTCAGTAAGATAAACTTCCAAACCCATCTCAGAAGCTTTCTTTTTAATCATCGGACCAGTTTCATTAGGGTCAAGAGGATCATCATGTGAAAGAACTAATAATTTATAAGGTTCATCTTTTTCTTCTGTGATAAACTCTGAGAATTTTTCCATCTTAACCATCAATCTTCTTTTTTCTTACCTATG